CGTGAGGGGGTAGGGTCTAGACAAAGTCTAGTTGGGCATAGCCCGGGTAGGTTTTGTAACATGCCTTAGCTTGGAGTTCTATATGAAAGAGAAATGTCAATCTCCTTCTATAGAGGACACGCCTGTATTTTTCGTACCGGCTGACCCTATAGGTTGGCTCGGTTCGATGCAGCGCGCGTCTATCCAAGATCGTCAGAGGAAGTTCCTCGACGGTTTAGGCATTAGTAGGCGACCACGGTGACTGTCCGTCCCTTTGGGAGCGCTCGAGGTGAACACTACCGCTACAACGGAAAGATCACCGTCGGGTGGCAGGCGTCCTGGGGTCCGAGTTTCTCGGCCACAGACACGTATGCTTCGGATTGGTATGTAAAACCTGATCCGAATAAAGGACCTTACCGCGATAACGGTTTCTTGCGGCCTAAGGGCTATTTTCGCGTTGCAGCTCGCTGCAGTGTGAATAACCCCCGAATCCACATGGATCGTTATCCTGATGGCGCAACGGTTACTTACCGTACCAAGTTGGACGGTAATCTTAATCCGCGCACTCCTCCGACGCTAGAAGGGGCTGTTTTCTCAGCTGTTGGTGGCGCTCGTACTAAAGCTTTACTTAAGCTTAAGAACGGGAACTCCATTCAGCTGGCTAACGACCTTATCGAAGCCCGGAAGACCATCAATATGGTTGCTGGTCCTGTGATCGCAGTAGCATCGGCCTATAAAGCCGCCAAGAATGGTCGTTGGAACGACGTTCCACGCCACCTTGGAGTTACACGATTACGGCAGAGTCCATCTCGTACAACCGCAGATAAGTGGTTGGAGTACCAATTTGGGTGGCTTCCCCTTTTGGGAGAAATCCATAATGGTACTGAGATGTTGCGTGAGGGTTTCTTGTCTTCGGCTTCATCACCGATTGCAAGAGTCGTGGGTACTCACTCTGAGTCCTACGATTGGCATAACCCCTCTAACCAAAATGAGGCCCTTCAACTGTCGGGCACCATCACGGCTAGATGTGGATTGTATTACGGAGCTTCTGACGCCCTCTTGAGAGCGTTGGATGATACCGGATTACTTAATCCATTCGCAGTTGCCTGGGAGGCCGTTCCATTCTCCTTTGTGGTAGATTGGTTCGTTCCTGTTGGCAATACTCTATCGGCCATAACAGCTTCGGCTGGCCTACGATTCGTCGCGGGCTGGGAGTCCGAGCGGCACGATAAGACCGAAAAGGTCTATATGCGCAAGCTAGATCCCCATCCGAACCCTGAAATGACGACAACGTTGATCGATCCTGGATTGTATCAATCTGAGTCGTCATACATGTTTCGGAATGTGCTTAGTAGTTTCCCTTTACCGGGGCTCTACGCGGCACCTAAGCCCTTTACCACCAAGCGTGTCACATTAGCGCTTGCGCTATTGCGACAAATGTTTTGAGTAATTCCGCTCAAGACTAACCACAGCAGAAACATTACGAACCTGCTGAAGATGAAAGCATAAGTATATGCCTCAGCTTGCTACGGCTGTCCTCAAAGACAGCGCGAACGCTGACCACAACTTCACCCCGGATGGTATCCAGGGTAACGTGGCAACGTTGGTGGAATCCACCGGTGTTCCCATTGGGAACAAGAGCATCTCGATTTCCGTGAACAAGACCACGAACGGTCGCCGTAAGGTGATCGTCAAGGCCCAGTTCCCGGTCGTCCAGGATGCTGTGGTGTCGGGTGTCTCTCGTCCAACTGTGGTGCGTGCCGGCTATGCCGACATCACCCTGTCGTTCGATGCGACTTCGAGCACTGCGGAACGCAAGGACGTTATCGCTTACATCAAGTCCCTTCTTGGGACTGAAATGTTCGACGACGTCGCTGCGGATCTGCAGCCGCTCTACTGATACCTTGCACTTCGGTGTTCGGTAATCAGAACCCCGGAGGGGAACGAATCGCAGTTGTTGCACTAGTCTGTGCAATGTTTGTGGTTTGTTTCCTTTCATTCACCTTTGCTAGGTCAGAAGGCCAGCAAATGACCATTATTGGAGTACCAAATGGCACAGCATCGTCGTCAAGCGCAGTGCGCGAATACGAAAATGCCCGAAGGACTAACAGAGGAACTACGGACGAGACTCAGCCAGCTCAAGTACAGCGCCAAGGCACTGTACCTGCAGCAGGAGGTTTTCTCTAAGTTTGTTTCCGCTGACACCGACGCTCCGGAAGTCCGGAGAGCACGAGCCATATTCAAATGGCTTTGTGCTGAGAGAGATAATGAAGCAACTAACGATAGGTTAATTTTAACCCCCGATGGCTATCAAATTTTGCCTCGGGTTTCCTATCGTCGCTTCATGTCTTTCTGCCAAACCACGATACTTGGTATCATTGGTGAGGTCCCTCCAATAGAGGCCCTTATAGGGTCCTTCTCTGGAGGTGCGTCAACGAGTCGTCCACGTACTGAAAGCCATCCGGCAACTAAGTACCTCGGAAAAGCAGATGTCACCCGCAGGGGGCTTCAACTATTCTCCGAAATCTCAGATGAGATGCCGGGTTGGTTGGGGCAACTTGTGGAGGAGCTTACACTTAATCCGTGTATTGTTCCTGGCAATGTGATGTTCACAGTTCCCAAGAAAGCGGATATAGATCGTGTATGCTGCAAAGAGCCCGATCTGAACATGTTCGTACAGAAGGGGATAGGCAATTACCTCCGTAGTTGTCTGCGACGTGTCGGTATTAACCTGAATGAACAGGCGAATAACCGTTCATTCGCACGGACCGGATCTTTGACCGGTGGTCTCGCTACGTTCGACTTGTCGAATGCTAGTGATTCTATGACAAGGGAACTTGTTTCCCAAATGTTGCCCGTGTTCTGGCACACCCTCCTGGATTCGGTAAGAAGTCCAGTCACCATCATTGATGGTGAAGAACATCCGAACCACATGTTCTCGTCAATGGGTAACGGCTTTACGTTTGAGCTAGAGAGCTTGCTCTTCTATACTCTGACACGGGCCATTGCCTACTTTCGAGGTTCACGTGGAGTTGTGTCCATATATGGTGATGACATCATATGTCCTTCGGACATAGCCGACGTTCTCCCCAGTGTATTCAACTACTTTGGTTTCCAAGTGAATACGGAAAAGTCCCATACAGGGATTAATTCTTTTCATCTTGGCACCGAGTATGTTGGTACCTTTCGGGAAAGCTGCGGCGGTCATTACCTTGACGGGCGCGATATCACTCCTTTCTATGTTAAGGCTCCAATCGCAACCTTAGTCGACGTGATTCACGTCGCTAATAAGTTGCGAGAATGGGCCGGGATTGAAGGATATAAGATACTTGATCCTGAGGTCGAAGACCTCTGGTTTTGGTTATCTTCCTTCGTTCCCAAGCAGTTTTGGGGTGGATGGGATACCAGCTTTAAATACCAACTCGTTAGTCCTGAAAGGGACGGCGAAGGTGGGCATAGACTGTCTGAAAAGGCAAGTCGACAATCCACTGGTAATGGCGGGTACTTCCATTGGTTAAACACCACTTGGGACAGAGAGACGATGGGTGATGCAGTTAGCACTTCATCGCTTACAAAACCGCTGAACAAGTTCAGGGTTCGTCGCTCTCTGCGACCAGTTACTGTGGCTCCGTTGTCACTCTTGTTTCCGTCGGAAATAGGGTGACCCCGAGTATCACGGACCCGTGAGGGCTCGTAAATCCGTTTAACAAACGGTGGGTTC